TCGACCGTCCCAGTAGCAGGGTAGTTATAGTAGCGCAACGGCTCACCATCAAAGTCAAGTAGCACCCACATTTTTTTCTTTCAGCGCTTGTTCAATAGTAAGAATAAATTTTGCAAGCAATGGTATTTCAACATGATGCAAGCCATCAAAAACTGCAAGCCTACCTATTTCATCATCCGTTAATCCTTGCCATTTACGGTTAACTATTTTTGACCATTGCTCATCTTGTTCCACGCGCATCTTTAATGCTTCGTCTTTAGTCATCACTCACTCCCATACTTAGTCTGCAACAACAACTCGCAGTAGTGGATTGCTTTCTTTATATCCTCTGCGCCGTTCTTAGCGTGGTGTCGGCACACATACTTGACGATATTACCCTCTAAGAACCCCAACTCATTAGCTACTATGAACTCGACTGGTTGGATTGCCATTTCAGCATAATGACTGCCACCCACCTGCCTAGCTAACGCGTTTTCTTCCTCATACATGTCCGTCATTCCGTCGCTCATTTATTTCTCCTATAATAAACATACATATCATACCCAGTCCAAACGATTGCCAATAGCACTGGACATACTCAATCACCAACCTCATCACCAACTCCCAAACATATTCATACTGCTACTAATAGAAACACTTTTAGTCGAACGTCTAAGTCTTTCTCGTTCTTCTTTAGTCATTGGTATTTGTGGTCGGTCCATCAGATTGATTACCCTAGTGACGCTGTTTATAATTGTCTGGGCTTCTTTTTGTTTTGGTGTTGTTGGTGCTTTTATCTCTTGGACCAATACAGGTTTAACATAAGGCTTTATCGCGTTGTATATATACATACGTTTTCCACTGTTGACTGTGCGCAACATGCGAGATAAATAACCATGTAACGATAGCCACTCTAAGTAACGTTTGCCTTTCTCAAACATCTTCAAATCCTCTACGCATTCTTTACCTATTACATCCTTGCGTGACGCAACATAGTTATACACAATCTCTCTGTTGTTATTTACTTCAGCATCAATCTCGGCTTTCTTTCTAGCACTTCGTTCACGTTCTTCTTTAATTGCTTGTTCGTTCATTTCGGTTTTCCTTTTCTTTTATCATTGCGTCTGCCATTTTATAGCTAATTTTTGCATACATATCAGCCTCTATAGCCAGTCCTTTATTGGCTACCATCCCACACATCGCAAGCATGGCATACAAATCTCTTACATTAAGGTCTTCCATTTATTCTCTCCACGGGCTTAGCCAGTAAATACTTGTCACCCATCTTATCTATCACCTCTTGAACGCGCTTAGCATTGTTAGGGTTGGGTTCAACTTTTAATCCGTATAAATTTAAATAAGTCAGTCCATGACCGTATTCATCAATCATTCTTCCAATATAATCAAACATGCCTATCTCCTTAATTGATGCCAGTTCTGTTATTGAGCCATTAGCCACATTTTTAAATCGGGTAGGTTTTTCTCATTTACTACGATTGAGCTGCCCCCACTTTTCTTTATGTTCTCTAAGTTTTTTTCTTGGAGTAGTGTCGGCTTATTATCTCCTGCCTTACACTCGATGCCAACGAAATGTCCTAAATAACATACCACGATATCGGGGACTCCCGATGCGCCATAGCCCCCTGTTGCAGGGAAGAAGTAGTAGCACTCCAGTTCATCTAGTATTTTCCTTACTTGTTTCTTAACTTTTGCTTCGGGTGTCACGCTGTATCTCCTCTAAGTCCGAACAACTCTACCTTAGTCATAACAATTATATAAAACGATGTTGAAGCGCGCCAAGCGGTGTTAAACTTCTCATCGGTGCTGTTATCCCACGCTAACGAAAATAGCTGTAAGGGGGTTGCTATAGTATCATCATTGGGAACATTATCACATGTCGCATTAGCCATAGTTATTTTAGCTTGTACGAAAGGCGGTAGTGTTTCCTCTGCATACATTCTAGTCATGTCCTTACCCACATAGATAGTGTAGCTAGTGGCAGGTAGTAGCCGTTTATATATCGGGACTCTGTAATGGTCATGCAATACCGAATGCGGCATTGGGACTATATCGTTTAGGTAGTTCATAGATTAATCTAATACTGTGGGGATGAATGTCCATAGCGGACGAAATTGTGGGTTGCCACTTGGATAATTATCATACGCTACGATAATCCCAATATCTTCTTGAAATGTCATGCGCGGATAAGATAAGTCGTAGTCTTTGTGACGTTCGGAAGTTGATTCTTTATATATTTTATACATGGTTAACACAGCTCTAATTTCGTCTATGTATTCGTAGTCGTCAAGGGACATTACTCGGTGGAAAGGTTTAATAACTTCATACTCATAGTTATGGTTATCTTTTGGTATCGTAGCCTTAACAGACCCTATGGTGTATCCCTCAGTAGATGTTTCAGCAATCACATACATCTCGTTACCTAATAGGGTTCGTGTCTTTTCGTTGGCAAGTTTCTCATCATCGTCTACCTTAGTCCATTTGTCAAGTATTACTTTATACTGTTTTAGTTCCTCACCTCCTAGTGGAACTCTATTTACAGCGTGTTCTAATAGTTTATGAGTTAATGTTATTTGCAAATCCCCCGAATATTTTTTATTGTTAGACGGACTGATTTTGTTTTTGATTTCATCGGCGGCGTGTTTGAATACATAATTATTTAGTAGCCCTGTATGGTCGGGCATAAGGGCTTCATTTTTTTCTATTGTGGCTATTAATTTAGATAGCTTAGTAGAGCGCAAGGTGCGTTTGTCCTCACTATCCCTGCCCCTTTCTTTTACATAGTAATCGCTGTAATACGCGTAGCTTATGCAAGGGTCGCCTGTCTTAACATTTAATACTTCCTCAGCATATACCTCACAATAGGGTAAGCCTTCCATTGTCATAAGAAACGAGGTGTCTTTCCTATCGCTTTTAGCATAGGCTGTCAGCCCAAATTTGTAGAACATTTCCTCTACGATAGGTTTAGATATTGAGTTCTCTATCGCGTCCTCTAATTCTTGTGACCATGTTCCTTTATACATATACCTTTTCATTTTGCTACTCCTTAATATAGTGATACTTCCTTACCTGTTGGTAGATATACCTTAACTCCCCAGTTACTTCTTGGATAGGGTTCGTTCGCCTTATAAACTTTATAATCAAAGGTATTGTTAGCTAACTTAACCTGCCTATCTAATCTATTCTCGGCTAACTTATAATAATCATACGGCTCAATGTCGCTTGGCGAGTAATACCCATTCTTTTGCGCTATATGCCATGCACTGCCGATTCGATTACCTAACATAGTTGCAAAGACAGCTTTAACTGTGTCCGATTTCATCAGCTTTTTAGCTTGCTTGAGCACTTTGGAAGTGTTGTCGTAGCTACCCCACACATGCCCATCTTCCTTAGGAAACACATCTTGGAATGTTTCTTGTAGCCCCTCCATAAACGAGTCAAAGGACATAGTCTTGAACATAACTTCAGCAAACTTTAGTCTGTCTACATAAGCACTCATAGCTTTTTTAGCTTTAATCCTATTTACTTTAGGGATTTTAACTTGGTAGTCTATGACTGATGTATTAGTATCTAAGTTGATGCGTTGCCCTTTAAAGAGCGGAAACATTTTGGTAGATTTATAATTTTGCCATGACCCTTCAAACTCATGGAATATGCTACCACCATGCCTTACACTAGATACTATGTCTGTATATACCCCTGCCTTACGATATAGCATAGACCTTAAGAAGTGTCGGACACCGTAGTGCAATGTTTCCGCAGTCAGCTCTAGCGTATTGTCTTTATGAACGATACCTATCTTGTGCCAATTCCTTTCATATAGTGAATGTTTTATAGTGCCGTCGGGTAAGGTAGTTCTATGTCCATAATTTTTCTTAGTCCTAGTATCAAAATCTTCTTTGGTTACTTGTCTTTCTTTCCATTGGTATTGATAGTAGATGTTATATGAAACATTGCCATGCTTATCTGTTATGGGTTCAAACCGTTTGTAGCTATGAGCGCGCCTAGTTAAGGGATATGAATTTGTCCCCCTATACGGTTTACACTCTTTGATGATACTCGCCAGTCTTTCGTAAGATAAGTAACTCATTTTTACTCTCCTTTGTTAGTTGATAAATACTTCTAGTCTTCTTTCTTAACTACTTTGCCACCCATTGGTGGTTGGAAGTCGCGTCGCTGTGTTACAAGCCATAGCGTAGGTGCTGTGATGTCCCACTTAATATCACTCTCTACATAGCCGTCGGTAAATACTAATACACCCTCACATGGAATCTTATTTCCTACAACATAGTCCGATACGCACCCGACATGAGTTCCTCCACCACCCTGTGGCTTAAGCATATCTTTGATGTTGGTGTAGTTGTCTTGAAACACCTGCTCACCATGAACGGCTGTGTCCCACCACAACACGCGAATTTTGCTTGGGCTTACTGCGTCACATATTGATGCTAGTTCCGTAGCAAACTCCGTTAGCTCTACCCCACCGATTGACCCCGATGTGTCGATAGCAATAACAAGTTCACCCACGCTCTCGTTCTCCATGCTTGGCATATACAAATCATTAGCCATCATGCGCTTATTAAACTTGCGCCATGTATACTCGTCTGACCCTCTTGTTGAAGATGTTACGAATTCACGCAACGCGTCGCGCCAGTTGACCTTAGGCTCAAGTAAATCTCCTATCTGCCTAGGGACTTTAGCACCCATACGACCTGCTAGTATTCCACCCTCTCGTAGGGCTCTATCGATTGAATCGGATAGTTCAGCTTGTTCAGCAGGGGACATTTCTTTGGAGTCAAAATCATGTTCGTCGGTTGTTTGAACCGTAGACTCTTTGCCATTGATACTAATTTTAATGCCTTGACCATGTCTTTTTTCTTCCCCTTCCCCTTCTCCTTTTCCAACGGGTATTGATACTTTTGGTCTAGTTGGTAGAGTGCTTTTAAGGTAGTTGTAAATCTCTCGTGCTGACCAATTATGGAATTTCTCATCATATAAACCTCCTTCGGGTAGCTGGCAAAACTCCTTGTCCTCCATTGATTTGATTACATCGTTCACCGCATAGTCTGTCGCTACATTGATAAGCATGGGACTATCTTTAAACTCTTTAGTGAAGCGACCGATATGTTTCAGTGCAACATGCAAGTTTTCGTGGAGTATTAATCCACGCAGTTGTGGGTCGCTAAGTTTGGATATAAACTCTCTGCCATACTTCTTATCGCGCCCATTGGTATATGCAGTAGGTATACCGTCTTCTACTACACTCTTACCCATCAGTATCACGCCCGAATACAACGCTGTTTCGGGGTGTTTCATCAAGGCAATGTGCGCTTTCTTAAGCCTTGTTTCTTGTGCTATTGCCATTTTGTTTCTCCTTAGTCAGAGTAAGTCATCTCTTTGGATTGTAGATACTTAATGCTCTCAATCACTTTCGGTAGTTCTAGTGTGTCCGCTTGGAATAGTTCATCGCGCCACCCAATGTTCACCTTGCTATCTGTGTGATAGAACGATATATCCAAGTCCTTGATGTCTTTCACTAGATAACTTAATACCTCACTCGCTTCCTTGATGGATATTGTGCGGGCTAATGGTTTTGAAGTTGTCTTAGCTTGTTTGTTATACGCTTTGCGTTTAGTTCTTACATAGATACCTTTAGGCATGTTGTTGCTCCTTAGTTGTGATTAAAATAGTTCATGGTTTTCTACAGCCCATTTTGCAATTTGCGGATTGCTACGGGCTATCTTAATTCCAGTTTTGCTACGCACCATCATCGTGAAGAATACGGCTTGTAACTCACTGCTTGCCACACGATTTACGAAAGTCATAAATTTAGTGAGGTTTTCTTGCGTGTCCAACATATCAGTAGCTTGGAACATAACCATCAATGTCGCGGCTGTATCGTCTGGGACTTTAACAGTTGATGGGTTGTCTAAGATATCTTGGAATTTAGGCAGTTGTCGCTCTAAGGCTAAGAACGCTGACATATCACCTGCCGCGCTATGACCTATCGTGCCTGCCAACGCCACCATCGTAGCGTTATCACCAATCTTATCTCGGTTCTTAACGATGACTGAAGCCTTCGCCAATGAACGGGGAGATACGAAAGATAAATTAAGTTTGCTTGGGTTAAAGATGTATGGGTTATCCTCTTGCCCCCCATCGGTGTAGCTGTTTAGGCAACGGGGAAACATATTGACCCACGCACGAATGAGTGGCTGAACACCATTGTTGCTTGCCCATTGTAACCATGAGTCTGCATTAGGTTTCTCCATACGCATGATACACACACGATTACCTGCATGGGCTAACATGCTGTCGCCTACTCCATCTGACGCATTGTTGCTTGTTGCGAAAACTATTGACCCACTAGGTAGTGGAGTGTCGCCTACAGTTCTTTCTAACATCATACGAGTAAAGATTACTTGCAATAATTTAGGCGATTTCATAAACTCGTCTAGCAAGATGACCTTTGGTTTTGGGCTAACCATATTGAACAGACCTGCGGTATAGCTTTTTAGTGTTTGTGTCTCATGGTTGGGAATAGTCATAGCTATGTCTGACATATCTTTTACTGGGCAGTCTACATAGATGTAGTCGTATGCGTCGCCCAAATCTTCCTCTAGCATTTTAAGTAGCGATGTCTTGCCACAGCCCGGCTCTGATTGAATGACAGGTGTTAGTTCTACACCTATTGCCGGTATGACCTTGCGTAACTCATCTATTGTTACGGTGTTGATTGTATTTACTTGTGCCATTTTTACTGCTCCTTAGTTAATTACATAAAAAACCCACAAGCCCTGTGGGGCGAGATGATAATCTCTCCTGCGCTCTGTATTGAGGTTGCTTGCTATACACGCCAGTTCGAATAGCTCGTTCCGTATGGTTTATCTCCATTCCAGTCCTCTCTGTCCGATGGACTACGCACCATCGTTTGCGTTACCACTAAAAACTAAACTTACTTAGTATCTCATCTCCT